ATCAACTAAGGAGACTACAATGGAAGAGACCGATAAAACGCTGGGCAACGCAATCGTGTTCCAGCTTGAGTTCATGGTCAGGATGCTACAAGCAAGCAGGGACGAACTAGCAGCGACAGCATACGACCGCATTATCGCCCTGTGCGACCAAGCCGGGCAACCAGTCAGAAAGGAAGAGGAATGAGGGTCGGCGGCTACAGACTAGAGGATGTCGTGTACGGCATCAAAGTGACAGAGCATGAAGCTGGGTGGCACTTCTGGTTGCAGGGTGATGACGCACAGCAGTTCAGAGAAGACTGGGCTGCTGCCGAAGATGTCGGAGTAGAGTTCAGGTACTTCCTGTCGTACTACGACTACGACACGTTGTTCTCCTGAATACGGACAGCTTCTGGGAACGCGGCAGGTATCGTCGCGTTTTCAACACAGGGGACTGGCAGTGCCGATACTGTCGGTTTCAGTTCTCTCCGCCTCAATACAAATGGGATGCGGATTCAATCAAATGCCGCTGCAAGTGGCTCTCAACAAAGGACTACCAACATGAATTACGCACAAGCAAATGAGGTAGCGCAGATTGCGTTATCTCGAGAATTGAAAATCTCCTACTACAAAGTGGAGGAGGCTAAGGGGATGTTAGAGGGACTGTTGGAGGTCCTGTCAGAAACGGACCCTCACGGGGACACAACGCAGATGCTGGAAACATCTGTGAATGACCTAGACACTATCGCGTCCGAGTTGTGGGGGACAGCCGGGGTCAGCGATATCGCTCTCCATAGAGACTAATCACAACCGCGGGGGCTTCGGCCCTCGCTTCAACTAAAGAGGAACTAACTAATGAGTTGGATGACAATACACAGACCAGAAGGCTGGTGCGACCTTGAGCGCATAAGCCGTTGGACTAATGAGGAAATCATTGAGTTCTATGATGACCGTAGCAACATGAGCTTACTAACCTACGCAGGCATGTTGGGCCTAACTGGGGGAGAAGTCGAAACAATCTTAAACGGAGGAACTATAATATGAAATCGTATCCCATCTGGAACACAGTCACGGCATGCATCTACAAAGGAAGCAAATCATACGGGGTGAAGGACACCGGAGAGGTGGTCATAAACGTTGGCACATCGGCCAGCAACAGCCATACCTTCCTAAAACACGCCACCACCCATCGGTTAATGGAGAACGGCGACCGATGCTATAGGTTCTACATCGACGGCAAGGTAGTCAGGGAATCGTGGCTGCGTAAAGGGGCAACAGAACTAACTACAGAGGAGACATCTTGATGGAAAAAGAGATCGTAACGAGCCGAGAGTTGTGGATGCAACAGGCACCTAGCTTCAATTTTGAGTTGGGCGAAGAGGCACTGCTGAAGAAGGCGTTGGAGTCAGGATTCGTAACAAAAACGGACGAAGACCAATACCTAATCAACGAAGACTACTAACAATGAGGGGGCTTCGGTCCCCTCTATTAGCAACGAAGCGATAGAATGCTTCGCATACTCTTTTTGATTCACGGCCCAAGGGCCTTGAAGCCATGAAGAAAGAAAGAAGAATAGAACGGCTAGTCGCCGTCTGCTTCCAAGAACCGCCTTATCGGCGTTCCAACCTTCTCGGTTGTAAATTGCCGCGTCCAAGGCCGCAAGACCTACAAAAATGCGCCCAAGGGCGCAAGACCCGATAGTAAAATCGGGCGCAGGGCGCAGAACATAGGCGCAGGACCCGCGAAAACTTGCCCCTCGGACCCCGAAACACCGCCCGAGGCCAAATTGGGACCCTGATCACCGCCAAATAAAAGTAGCTCTCGGGTCAAGGACCTCTTTACCAAGAAGAAACTTTGTCCACCCCTAGCAAAATATGCCATGTGCCAAGCGATTTGATGAGGAGATATATTAACGGCGTTAGCTTTGCATATCTTCAATTCAAACCAAAAAGAAATCCCGTCCCAAGCCAAATGAACGTCCGGTACACCCCCGCCATGTTTGTTTTCAATCCTTGTCGCATGTGTTTTTGGAGGTAGATTTGCCCGTATCTGATTCCAAAAGTTCGCCTCCGGTCCCTTGCTCATTCTCAGTCACATCCTTAAATTCTGCGTCGATCACAAACGCCTGTGGATACGACGATTGAAGCTTGGCAAGCCGTGCCGTAATTTCATCCCGTGACATTTGGTCAATAGTATTGACCTGTTCTCTCCTATCAACAGTCAGACCCCCCAGTGCAGACCTTATTTTTTCAGCGTTAATTGCCGCAGAAAACTGACCTGAATCTTCAGCCCCCATTGATAGTTTCTGCAACCGCTCAAGTTGCCCAATGGTTGTCACACCATATCGACGTTCCCTTTCCTCTCTTAAATCTGTGATATGCTCTATGACTAGAGGGTAATCCCTACCATTTAACAGTCTGGATGCATGTACTGAAGCGGTGTCCTTTGAATACCCAGATTTTCGCGCACATTCAGCATTAGAATAAATACCTTCGACAATGTGACGGGCAAACGTCATCTGGCGATTTGTCAATAATCGCCCGTCATCCCTCTTTTCTACCAGTGCAGTCATGATTCACCCTTGTTACCTATCTACAACCTATACCAAGTAGCCAAGTCGTGCAAGAGGTCAATCAAGGGTTCCCCCAGTCCCTATATACACCTTTTCCCCAGAGAAGTGTACTCAGTGTACTCAAAGTGTACTCACAAATGATCTGAATAATAACTGAAAATATACAAATGAGTACACTGAGTACACTGAGTACACCTAATATAGAATTTTTGTTTTTGTTTTTGTTTTTTCTGTGGGAATACTGCCTATGTGTACTCACCCAACTTTACACGTTAAACGTGTGGCACATTTAATTTCAATAAAACGAAAGATAAAACTTGTAGTCTATTAACAATTACGATATTAAATAGGTACGGTTTAACAAATGAGGTCAATTATGAATACTCAAGAAACACAGATACCATTTTGCGGGTTCTACCATTCAATTTACGACAACGAGATTGATCACCAAATTGAGCGGGATATCGAATATCATGCCGAAGAATGGTCCAAGGATCAAGGCGCGGTAAGCGAGGCTGTTTATTCTCACATTGATGTGAGTGACACACACAAGGCGATAGCCGAGGCTCATGTTGATGAGTGGTGTATGAAGTTTGAGGATGCCACTGGCATTGCGCTCAAGCCCCGCAATATAGAAATGACCAGTCCTAAGTATTACAATTTTTCTACTGACCGTTTGTTTGCGCGGGTATCGGAGACTGCGATTCGGTCTTGTTATAATTTATTTGCTGAAGGCAAGGGTTGCCCTCATTCCCCGTTTCACATTCTTGAGAAGTTAATCAAGGAAAACTTCACGAGTTGTGACGGTTTTAGTTCTCATTACTCCAATCAATTAACCGATTGGTTAGCCAAGCCCTTGAATGAGTGGGATCATAATGAGGTCATGACGTTATTGGTTGCCACGTTGGTTTACTGTGACATTGATCCGGTGGATTTCAATCAAGATGTTGAGATGTCTGTTATTGAATGGGCCAGTGGCAACGGGATTATTGACGTTGTTGATTGGGACAAGGTTAAGACTGAAGTTTTTGCACTGGAGGATGAAGTAGCATGAAAAACATTACACAACACACAGGCAAGTTACGTTTGATAGAACGGTTGCCAAATTCCAGAAACGGGAACCCTCGTTATTTGTGCGCGATTATGGGTCAACAACCCAATAACAATTTGGGGCGGACGTTCAGAACGCAGGTAGACGCTATGCACGGTTATGAGGTTCAGAATTATTTTGACCGCGACATTGATTTGACGGTCACGATTGGGACGCATTACGGCCACCCCACTTTGAACACAATTCAGAGAACATACGGGGACCGGATTGCCATTCACCGTGCCAAGTTGGCACGTCCAACGTGGTGTGGCTGAAGGTTAACATTATAGGGTAGTTTGTTAACCTTCGACTGCTGGGTGAGAATATCTAACAAATCAACTAAGGAAAAGGAGATGAGTAATGTCATCGTTTTATGAAGAAGTAATGACGGGCCATGGCGGTCCTAGGGATAGAGGTGGCGCGGATTATTACTACCACCGTCCACCGGAGCCTCACTACTGGGCGCAGGGTACGGGCCACGGTATCAAGACCGTTGCGGCTCAGATGAATACGTCTGAGATTGCGGCATACCATGAGGGTTATGCCGAGGCTGAAGATCACGGTGATCAGAAAGATTGGGGGTATTAGGATGAGTAAAAGTCCGGGGCATACCTCAAAGAGATTTTTGAAGTTGGTAAAGTCTAGGTTCTCAGTTGCCGCAGAGAATCCAGTTAATAGGAAAGAGCGCAGAGTAGCGCAATCAATCGGGAGAGGGATTAAGAATGATAAACCGAGAGGAACATCAGAAGGTTTTACAGCAGCTATGGGCGTTACAGGGGAAGGCCGCAAAGCAGCGCAATGTGATAGCCTCTCTGACCCAGAAGGTTGATGATTTGGTACAGGAAAAGCGACAGTTAGTTGCTGATTTAAAGTGGATGAGGGGAGAGAAATAATGGGACTAGATATGTATTTACGGGGGCACAAGTTCACCCCGACCTGCACTGACATACACAAGAGACCTATTGTTGACGGTTATGAGGTTGAGAGCATTGACTTGACCCTTGGATACTGGCGCAAGCATTGGGCATTACACACTTACATTGAGGACCATTACAATCCGAATGATGACAGAAAGATTAGTCTTACAGCGGATCATTTACGGGAGATTGCGGAAGTTATTGAGATGGAACATTTACCCGAAGGGGATAGTGAGTTCCAGTTACAACCGGAGCAGATAGCCAAGACGATTAAGACATTGAAGGATGCGGCGGCATGGCTGGATAGGGACGATGGTTTCTGGCGAGATGTAACCTATTACGGGAGTTGGTGATGGAAGAGTTACGACTAGACCATGAGCCTAGCCTAAATCATTGGGCCAAACGGATAGCTGATGATGATATAGCTACTGGTTATCACACAAGTTGGAGCCACGCATATGAATGTGCTTGGGTAGGCTTGGAAGCAGAATACGCGGAGTTGGTGAGATGCAGATAAATGATTCTTATAAAGAAGGTTGGCAGGACAGTGAGATGTCCACTAAATATGTATATCTCCGCCTTCACACAATTCTAAATAGCGGTTGCATAGAGGCTGATCTTTCTCATTTCTATGACCTAGTTGCGCGGACCTATTACGCAGATACTGGGTCAAGGGTTGATCACGATTTAGCAGCGGCACTGCGAATCGGCACGAAGGATGAAATACTATGATCAATATGTTTAACGAAGACGCAGAAGGATACCACAACGCAGTCGAAGATTGTGGAGATGACGCAGATCACGGTCCTTATAGATCATACACATTCCCCAATGGCTGGGTGATGTACACGTATTACGAATGTGATGGACTGATATCATTCCATGATGGACGGGATAGCAAACATAAATAAGGAGAGATTAAGATGTATCAAGTATCTTGGAGAGAAGAGAACACAGGCGGCGAGGAGCTA